ACCTTATGAGGGTGGCGACAAGTTCTATATTGGCTTACAAGGTGCATTGGTAGATCCAACGCTTGAACCACAAGGTATAGACGAACACGATCCAACAAACGAACTACCAGAAAACTAATGCCATATTCAATTAGCACAGAAGCTGAAGATTGTAACGGTTTTGCAGTAGTAAAAGATGATGACAATTTTATTATGGGTTGCCACGAAACAGAAGAAAAAGCAAAAGACCAAATAACTGCGTTAAATATTGCAGAAGCCGAAAGTAAAAGACAAGCAGACGCAAGTCAAGACATATACGAAACAAAAGAAGAAGCTGAAGAAAAAGCAAAACAAATTGGTTGTGTAGGATCACACACACACGAAATTGACGGTAAAACCTATTATATGCCATGCGACAATATGAAAGATTATGAAGATTTAACTGGTATGAAACACAAAGACGAAGATGATACAACATTAGTTAGTTACAACAGCGAACAAAGACAAGTAGATAGAACACCACCTAAATTTATGCAAGAAAACGCACAACGTGGTTTAGATAATCTTAATAAGGCA